TAAGGGCTTGGGTAGCTAAAAAAATAGGTATTAGAGGGTTTGGCCCTAGCACAGCTATTGGTGTTCAAAGAGATAATCAGTTGATTGCAGGTGCAGTCTTTCACGATTACCGAGATGGACAGATTGAAGCTAGTATTGCATCCTCCTCCCCTAGATGGGCTACTCGGTCTGTCCTTTATTCTTTGTTTGCCTATCCATTTATACAATGTGATGCAAACAGATTATTAGTTACTTGCGATGAAAGTAACCACAAAGCCATGAAAATGAACAGACAGTTAGGTTTTACACCAGAGGGCATATTAAGACAGATGTATTATCCCAACGATGCGATTGTTTGGGGAATGTTAAAAGACGAATGTAAATGGATAAAGAAAACTAAGAAGGAATTGAAATATGGGTAAAAGCAGTCCAACTCCACCTCCTGCACCTAATCCAAATGAGTTAATTAATGCTCAATCTAATGCCAACAGGATTACACAGTTTACACCTTATGGTAATTTATTATTTGGTTCTGTAGGAGATCAAGGACAGTTTGTGCAAGGTGCAGTACCAGAGGATGGTCAAGCAGCAGCATTTACACAAGAAACACCTTTTCAAGCACAACTAAGAGCAGCTACAGAAGGTACTGGTTTAGGTCTTGGTAATCTTGCATTTGGTAGAGTTACAGGTCGTACAGTTATAGGGCAAAATCCTGATGGTACACCTATATTCCAAGATGATCCTGACTTTCAAAATCCATTTAGAACAGCACCAACATTATCAGGTATAAGTGCAGCACAAGAGATTGATCCCACACAACTTGCTAATTTACAGGCATTTAATCAAAACATAGGAACAGATGTAGGCTTACCACAAGCACTTAGCACAGAGGGTTTAACTGCCCTACAATCTGATCCAGAAGCATTTAGAAGCACTATTGAGCAGACTTTGTTTGACAGACAATTAGGTTTGTTACAGCCAGAGTTTACTAGACAAAGAGAAGAACTAGAAACAAATCTGATTAATCGTGGCATACCTATAACAAGTGATCCATATAACCAAGCTGTAAACAGACTTGAATCACAACAAAACGAACAACTACAAAGACTAGCGCAACAAGCTACATTAGCAGCAGGTCAAGAGTCTGATAGATTAGTCAACCAGGCTAGACAGAATAGGGCTATGGAGTTTGGTGAAAGAGCAGCCACAGGTGAGTTTGGACTAGCAAGACAGCAACAGGCATTTGGACAAGATGCAGCTAATGTTCAGTTACAAAACGCAGCTAGACAACAACAGATAGCCGATCAGTTACTATCTAACCAAGTTGCACAACAGCAAAGAAGTAGAGAGATAGCTGAAAGAAATGCACTTAGAAGTCAGAACTTTAATGAGTTAGCAGCCTTACTTGGTGGCCCTCAGATACAACAAGCTAGTTTCTTTGCACCAGGAGCAATAGATACTCAAGGAGCATTTGCAGCACAACAGGCAGCACAACAAAATGCTTTCAACCAAGCAATGGGTAACAGACAAGCTAATTTAGGTGGATTATTTGGATTGGCAGGTAATCTAGGCGCAGCATACTTACTTTCATAGGATAAATAATGGCAATACCACCAAGAACAATGAGTCCAAGTTTTAGATTTAAGTCACTTAACCCTGCGTTTCAATCTGACCCTAGACGTATATTGGGGCAACAGTTGATGCAACAAGGTTCATCGTCAGCACCAGTGAGAACACCTCTGCAAGGTCTTGGTAGGCTTAGTTCTGCATTGATTGGTGCTTACCTACAAAAAGGTGCAATAGACCGACAGGTGGCAAGAGAAGATGAATACAAAAATCAATTAGCTAATGCGTTGAGTGGTATTGATATGAGTTCAACACCAATCCTTGCTAATTTTGCACAACAATTTCCAGAACAAGCATTACCAATAGCAATATCTACAGAAGCCAAAAAAGCAACCACAAAACCTACTGAAACATTTACAACACTATCAAATGAACAAGCTAAAGCACAAGGACTTGATACAAGTAGAGGTCAGGTTTACCAAATAGGCTCTGTAAGTAGGTCAATTAAAAACATTAGTGGATCACAAACAGGTAGCATGGGAAGTATGGCAAATATGCTTAACCGAGCAATAGAACTTAATAATAATCCAAATAGATCAAATACAGAAAATCAAGAACTCTTAGGTCTAAAGGAAATTTTATCAAGGCCAACAAACATTAATACAATAAATCAAACTACAGGTGATACAGAGTTAAAGCAAATACCAGGTATAAATTTAGACTCAGTTTTAACTAGCAATGTAAACCAAAATTTACAAAATGGTAAAAAAACAGAACAAGAACCTATTATTACAAAAAAAACTAAATTAACTGAAAAAGAAGCATCTTTTGTTTCAGATGCAGCATCAGCATCAAATGATATTAAAACAATTGTAGACATTATGTTTGGTGGTGATCTACAGGATGGACAGTATAATAAAGGTGTAGCAGTTCTATCAGGGTCATCATTGGGAAGAACTACTAATGCTGATGCACAAAAATTATATAACGCCATACAAAACCTAGTTGACCTTAGACTTAGAAAAAGGACTGGCGCAACAGCCAATCAATCAGAAGTCCAACTTTATTTAAGTCAAGTTGTACCAGGCTTAACAACTAGAGACAGTACAGTTCGTGCTAATGTTGAAAGATTAATTATAGAATTAGGAACAAATATTGAAGCCTTTAAACAAGGTCGAACGATTAAAAATTTACCAAATATAAATGTTAATGATTACTTAAAAAAAAGTGAACAAAAAACAACTAGCAACAAAATCAATCTTCCAGACTAGGATATATAATGGCAAAACAGGTATCTATAAATGAGAGTGGTGCATCATTTGCTATAAGAGCAGCAGTTGGCAATGCACCTAGCAATCAAAGAAAATCCATATTAGAAAGATATTATCCAAAGGTTTACACAGCACAAGATTTACAAAAAGCAAATCCTGACCTTGATATTGAAAATAAATATGGTGCAGATAATCTTTTCTTTTTAGATAAAAATGACAACCTTACTGTTTATAACCCACCAGGTTTTGATTTTGGAGACATACCAAGTGTAGGCAGAGAGATAGCTAGTGGAGTAGGTGGTCTTATTGGTGGTGCTGTAACATCTCCTGGTGTTGCTACAACTCCGATTGGTGTTGCTATGGGTAGTGAAATGGGTGGTCAACTGTATGATGTAGTAAGTGATGCGCTTACACCTGGTGGTGTTAAAAGACCTTTACCACAAAATCTTATAAGAGCAGGTGAAAACATAGGCATGGAAGCCGTAGGTGGTAAATTAGCTGACTCTGCTATGAGAGGTATAAAAACAGGAATACAAAAAGGTGTTCAAACTTTAAGTGGTATTAGACCAAGCCAAAGAGCAAAAGACTTTGATAATATTGGAGTACAACCAACAGTAGCCACATTAACAGGTAGCAGAGGTGTTGCTAATGTTGAGGAAGTGTTAGGTGGTAATATATTTGCTGCTGACATTATTGGTGCATCAAGAGATAAATTACAAAAGCAACTTCAAGATGTAGTAGGTAAAATTACAAAAGATTTAGGCGATGCTGCACCAAGTATTCAAGATGTTGGAACAATAATTAAAACAGGTTCAAAAAACTATTTTGATAAAATACAGAATAAAAAAGAAACTTTGTATGGGGCAGCTTTTGATGCAGCAGGTGATGCAAAAGTCAGTCTAAACAACATAAGAACATTAAAAGCAAATTTAGAAAATGAATTAGCTTCAGCACCTAACACATTGAAAAGTATATACAAACCATCATTAGATAAAATTAATAATTTGTTAAATGATGCTACTGATGGGTCTGTGCCACTAAGTGTTGCTAGACAAATTCGTACTGAAATAGGTAGAATTATAGGCCCTGCTACACCAGGAAAGATTAAAATTGAGTCAACAGGTGATGGCAAGTTAAATGCCATTTATGGTGCATTGTCAAAAGACATATTTGCATCTGTCGATGCAGTAAGTCCTGAAGCAAGTAGGTTGTTAAAAAAAGCAGACCAATATAATAAATTTGTTTCTAAAAAAACAGGTGGTGTAGAAAAAACTATTGAGACTATTCAAAACAAAGCACTTGATTCACAAGTTTTTACTTTTGCTATGCAGGGTGGAAAAGAAGGAAGTCAAAGAATAAAAGAGGTTTTTAAAACACTTACAAAACCAGAAAGGGATGCAGTATCATCAACTATATTTTCAAGATTAGGTTATAACAAAGCTGATCCTAATTCTGGTTGGTCACCTACAACATTTTTGAATGAGTGGGATAAATTAGATACAGGTGTTAAAAGAGTGTTGTTTAATAGACCAAGACAAAAAGAAATAGCAAAAGAAATAGATAGTCTTGTAAGGGTTGTAAGAACAGTTGATGAAAGACGTTTACTTAATAATCCATCAAGAACTGGGTCTGTGAATATTGGTTTTGCAAACGTAAGCTCATTATTATTTGCAGGTGGTTTAATTTTATCAGGACAGCCAGTTGCAGGTGCAGGAGTAGGTGCAACAGTTTTAGCCCCAAGATTTGCTGCAAAGCTGATGACAAGCCCAAAGTTTATTAGATGGGTAAAATCGACTGCTCAAGTAGCAAATAAAGGTGTTAATCCATTATCAATACAGCTTGGTAAATTAGCAGCATTACCTGGTAAAGATGGGGAACTTGCAGAAGCTATAAATGCTTTCACAGGTAACCTTCAACAAAATTTAGCATTACCAACAGTTAATTTAGAATGACCCAAAAAAAACTCCAAAAAGAATCTATCTACGCAGAGTATGACGAAGATGGAGATGGGATAGTTAGTGACGAAGAACTAAGTCATGTAAGTGAAATAAAGAAGCTAGAACATGATTTACGCAAACAAAGGGCGCAAAGAAGAATGGCTACTGCCAGTTTGGTTGCAATGGCTGCTTTTACTTGTGCGATGTTCTTTGTTGATCTTGATAGAGTTAAGGCTTTGGCAGATATTAGTAACCTTTTCTATATTACTGGGGGTGGCATTGTCGCTGCCTACATGGGTGCATCTGCTTTTATGAATAGGAAATAATATGTTTTCAGCCCTTATTGGGCCTATAGCTAATCTTGCTAGTTCTTGGATGGAATCTAAGGTTGAAAAGGTTAAAGCTGATGGTCAAGCTAAAGTTGCTCAAGCTAAGAGTAAAGCAGCAGTAGCAGAGAAAATAGCATCTGGTGAGATTGCATGGGAAAAGTCTATGGCTGATGCCACAGATAGCAGTTGGAAAGATGAGTTTGCTCTAATTGTATTACTACTACCTGCAATATTAGTCTTTATACCGAGCATGACAGAGTATGTCAGACAGGGTTTTGAAGTCCTTAATACACTTCCACAATGGTATCAATATCTTTTATTTATAGCCGTTTCTAGTTCATTTGGCATCAAAGGTGTTGGTCAAGCAATGAAACTTATGGGGAAAAAATGAGTAATATTTACATGAGGTTATACGATTTCTTTCATGCAATAGCTGATGTTTTTTGGAAAAAATATGTTGATTCAATAAAAAAGAGGGCAAAGCAAGATCATGGCAGTAAAAAAATCATCAAAGAAAAAAGCAGTACCAACAAACAAGGCTCTGTACGCAAGAGTAAAGGCCGAAACAAAAAGAAAGTTTGACGTATATCCATCAGCCTATGCCAATGCTTATTTGGTAAGGACATACAAAAAACGTGGTGGAAAGTATAGGACTGCATAATGGCAAAGCCTACTGGTGGACTTACAAAGTGGTTCAAGAAAGAAAAATGGGTAGATATTTCTGCGCCTAAAAAGGGTGGTGGTTATGAAAAGTGTGGTCGTAGCAAAGCCAAAGGCAGTAAGAGAGGTTATCCTAAGTGTGTTCCATCTGCAAAAGCTAAGACTATGACTAAGGCACAGATAAGGTCGGCTGTAAAACGTAAACGTGCCAATCCTAAAGGTAAAGTAAAAACCATACTTAAAAAGAGGAAAAGATAATGCCATTCAGTAAATATTCTCCAAAGCAGAAAAAACTAGCAAGAACAGCCCCACCAAGAAACAAGATAACTGGTGCAGATTTTAAGAAACTCAAAAAAAAGAAAAGGAAGAAGTAATGGCAAAAGGTGTAAAACATTATTTTAGAGATGGTACTGAATACAAAGGTGCAATGCACAGGATGGCAAATGGTACTTTGCACACAGGCAGGACACACACAGCTTCATCTAAAAAGTTATTTCACATGAGAGAACTATCCAAGACTGCACAGGCTAAAGCTAGAAAAAGAAAGTAAGATCATGGATATTGAGCAGTTAAGAAAAGAACTTGAAGCTGATGAGGGCTGTAAGTACGAAACTTATATGTGTACACAAAACAAGGTCACAGGTGGTATAGGACACATGATAACCGAGTGGGATGATGAAAAGTACACAGAGGTCGGTGTTGAGATATCAGAAGAACAGGTAAAGGCTTGGTTTGATAAGGATATAGAAACTGTCCTAAGTGACTGTGAATTATTATATGATGACTTTGAACACTTGCCAGAAGATGCACAGCTAATTATAGCAAACATGATGTTTAATCTTGGTTATCCTAGACTTAAAAAGTTTGTAAAAATGAAAGCTGCAATAGACCAAAGAGATTGGAACGAAGCAGCAAATCAAGTAATTGATAGTAATTATTATAGGCAACTACCAAACAGAGCAGGTAGGTTAGTAAAACGTATTAGGGCTTTACATGGCTCAATCTAAACGTAAGAAAAAAAAGTCAGTCAATCTATCTGTTGGTAGAGGTGA